ACATGTAGATCGGGTTGTCCACCTGGTTCGTCGGCGTCATGCCGTTCTGGAACAGCCACACCTTCCACGGCGACTGATTGACGCTACATGACGGATGCAGGCGGCTGATGTCCTTGATGACCGTCTGTGGTCCGCTGGCCTGCGCCATGTTCACGATCAGGTCACGCATGGATGCGTTGCAAATCTTCTGCGTGGTCTCCATCTTCATCACCAGGCTTTCACCCCACCACGAATCCGGGGCGCTGTAGAACACGCCCTTGGACAGCGGGCGGCCAAGTTCCTGGTCGATCACGCGACAGAACACAACCTCGTCTCGGATCGTGATGGCATCTACCTCATAGTAGTCGCCGGCCTTGATGATCCGCTTGTCGGATGTTTTGAAAATGCCGATCTCCAGCAGCATTGATCCGCGCACATCGCCGAAGAACTCGATGCCCTCCAGCACGCAGTCGCCGCCCTGTTCAACGCCGTCGTTCTCCATCTGGCGGCGCATGATGTCGTAGGGCAGCGACTCGCGCACGCCTCCGTCGGAGTACATCTCAAGTAACCCATCAACCGTGTCACTCCGCCACGTTTTCCCGCCGGAGAACGCCCGCAGGGCCTCGGGCGTGAAGCGCACGCGCTGGCAGAACGCGCCGTCGCCGATCTTCTTTGCAGCCGGGGACGGGAAGCAGTCCCAGGGCGATACGGCCTCGTACTCCAGTACGACCTTATCCTCCATCTCATACTTGACCGTGCCAAGCCCCGTCTCTTTCAGCACCTTGCGCCGCCGCATCCTCGGCACCGGCCCCTTGATGACGCCCGTCCCGTAGGTGCAAATGTAGTTACAGTAGTCGCCGAACGCGCCGATCCATCCGCCCTCAACCATCTGGTCGTGGACCTTCTTCTCCATGCGCAGCGCACGGACGCGCGCCCACTCATCCTCGACCTCCATAACCTCGTCCAGCTTGCTCTTGGCGTACTCGGCGACGACATCCGGCGGCGGTGGATGGCCGGTCAGTGCCACCATCTCCAGCCAGTCTTTCATCGTCGCCATAACCGCCTTCATCACCACGCTCTGAGGAACCTCGGGCTTCGGCGATGGGTGCATCGCCCACGGCTTGTCGCCAGGGTTGTTGAAAATCTCCCCGATCATCGCCATCGCGGCACGGCGCTTCGTGTCGGCAACTGGTGCGTACACGATAGGCGCACCCTTGGCGACAAACGCCGCAATCTCGGACGGGTCGTACTCGCACTTGACCATGCGCAGGCACTTGAGAAGCATGTCATCAACCCCCGACGTGCGACGATGGTCGGCATTTCGGTTGAAAATGCGCCTGATATGCGCGGCGAGCGCCACCATCGCGGGCTTCTGCTCGATGTCCGCCTGGATGGGCGCATTTGCAACACCTTCAATGTTTAGACCTTCTACCATGTACATCCATTTTACCAGACCATGCCCCGATCTGTGTAAGATTTAGTCACTCAGAAGAATCCCGCCACGTCCATCCTTGCATCCAGGTTGCGATCTCCGAAATCCCTCGGCAGCCACAGCCCCCCGTAGCGGTCGTTCGGTGCCCCAAACAGGCTGTCGCTGCTCTGATGCGTCACACCGAAGCAGACGTACTGGAGGGCGTCGTGCGGATGGCTGAACATGTTTTTCTCCGGCGAGTTCGCCACCCGCTCGTCGCCGGCATCCGCCGTGTTCATCTTCCGGTAGTAGTACCGCCCGTTGAACCCCTCGCGGATGAATGGGGCATCCGGCCCCACGATCAGCCCCGGCTTGCCGTCTAACTGCGAACGCAGCAGCGTCGCCACCGCCTCACGCCGCAGCACAAAGCTGTTTTTCGGAACGGGACAAGGTGCCGTCTTGATGCCAAGCTGGTTCATAATCTGGATGCACGTCGCGTCGTCCGTCTGCCCCCTGTCCGCACCCGCCGGGTCGCCGAAGTTGAATACCCGCATCTGATTGAACCTGTACTTGTTCACCAGCAGCGGCATCAGCAAGTCCTTCGTGAACTGCGTGATGCCCATGTTCTCGCTCTTGACCTCCTCCAAAACGCGGAACTGCCCGTCCATCCCCATCTGGCAGATCACCGTGCATGGTGTCCGCCCGAAGTCCGTCCCCAGCCACAGCGGAAGCCCCCAGTGGACGGCAAGCGGCTTGTGGCTGAAGTGGATCGCGTCCCTGTATTCGGGATACACCGGCTCCCCACTGACCGTCGTGCCGTACTCCCCCATGAGGAATACCTTGATGCGGGCGTGGTCGTTGTCCCGCGTCTGCCGCATGTAGTACTCCCACCCCTCGTTGTGGTTCTTGATGTTCTCGGCGGGGGGAAAGCGCTTGTCGCGCCCATCGTTGGGCTCGTACCAGATTTTCCCCTGGTACTCGCGCTTCAGCACCGCAGGCGGCTGGCGGAAGAACGCAAACCCATCCGGCTTCATCACCTCCGCGAACTTGTACCACCAACTCGTGTCGCTCGGCGGGTTGGTGTCCATGATCATTCCGAATCCCTTGTACTTCACCCCGGCATCCGCATCGGCGCGCGGATAGCGGCCCGTGCGCTCGTAGGCGCGCGCCAGATACGACCACGGAATCTCGCACGCCTCGTTGGCCCACACACCCGTAATCTCCAGCGACTTCAGGTCACGCACGCTCTGATCGGTGTCCAGCGCCAGGAACTCCAGTTGAATCTCTACCATCGTGCCGTCGTTGGCGGGGTGGGGAAGCGTCAGCACACCGCTGATGGGCGCGCTCATGTGCATCACCGTCTGCGGAAACCAGTCCAGCCACGTCCTGAGAGTCGTCTTCTGCAACTCGCGGTACGTCGAGCGAATGATAAGCCACCGGCTGCGCCTCACGTTGTCATGCGGGCTCGCCACCTGGCTGCACGACCGCCCGAAAATCTCCCAGCAGCACATGACAGACTTGCCGCTGCCAACCGGCCCCATGACGCCCTTGACACTGGCCTCCGTGTTGTGGAACGCCACGCCCGTCGGGGACGCGATGTACGTCAGGTGTCGCTTCTTATGTCCGCCGCACGCCATGTTACCTCCGTTTCGCCAGCGTCTTGCAGACAAGTTCCATCAAGTAGCCGTGCAGCATCGCGCCATGCTCACTATGGGCGGCGTCGAAGTCAACACCCGCCCAGTCCATAAGCCGGTGCGTCAAGTGAAAGACCTCATGACAGACCGTGTTAAGCGTCAGCCCCTTGCGCCCAAAGAAAAGGCCAAACTGCGCGCTACTATAATCGTATCCGCAAGCCGCGCAAGAACAATTGGATAGATCGCCAAAATACTTGACGAAAGGCTTGTATGCCTTTTCAAGATCATCCGCAACAACGATCCACAGAGTCACGTCGTACATTGGCAGACGAAGCTTGCGCTTCATCTCCTGCGGCCGGCATGTCAGCGAAATGTTCAACGCCATGTCAGTTCACTCCACCGGATACACCCTGTACCACGCCTTGTAGAACCCGCGCTCGCCTTGCGCCTGCACCGTGACGACATGGTGCCACGACGACACCATCTCAACCGTCTGCTCCGGCTCCGTCCACGTCTTGAAGTCCCGGCTTGCCGTCACAAACGGAACCGCGTTGACGCCACTCGTCGGCACCGTGACCCGCGCAACGCCGCCAGTCATCTGCAACCCGACGATTGACGCCTGAAGGATGCGGACAAGGCTGTTGGTCAGGGACAATGGCATGTCATACTCCAAGCGGATACTTCTTCTTCGCGTTCTCAATCCGCGCCTTGGCAATCTCAACATATTCGGCTTCCCGCTCGATGCCGATGAAGCCGAACCCTTCAAGAACAGCGGCCTTGCCGGTGGAGCCACTTCCCATGAACGGGTCAAGCACGGTGCCGCCCGGAGGCGTGACAAGCCGGCAGAGGTAGCGCATCAGGTCGGTGGGCTTCACGGTGGGGTGATGGTTGCGGCGGGCAACCACTCGGTTCAAGCCAATGTCTTGTCCCTTGTCGTATCCATCACCGTGTGTTTGTGCACCGTTTGACATCCCGCTCTTGCGTTCCTCAATCCCCTCGCATCCTTCTTCGCGGTCGCGCTTGGAGGCCTTCGCGCAATAGAAGAAGCGGGCGGCGGAACCGGCCTTGGACGGAAACAACCCCAGCACATCGTCGCTGCCGTCGTGGATCACGTTCGCGGGCCAGCGGCCGAGGGTCGTTTCGCCGCCGTGTTTGCTCCCGCCTTGCAG